AAGAACCGATCCTGGCGTGGGCGAACCAAGCCCTTTGGCCGGTGGGCATGGCCGGACCCGAACCAGCAGTCACCTGCTGAACGAGGTTCGGGATGAACTCCGTGGTCATGCCGCCGCGACGGGCGATGACGAAGTTCTGGAAGTCGCCGACGATCGCGAGGCCTTCCGTCGCCGTGGCAACGGAGGTGACATCGGGCATGTACGGGGACTCGTAGACGCCACGGTTGAACAGGCTGTCCAACCACTCGTCCGGCAGGGTGTTGGTGGCTGCGTGGTACACGTTCGCCGTGCCGAGCTGGCGGATCGCGTTGTTCACGCCGACGCTCATCAGCCACGCGGAACGAGCGCTGCGGTACTTCTTCGGCAGCGCCTTCCATACGGCGTACGGGTCCTGGGGGCCGAAGTTCGTGCCCGCGGTCTGCACCCGGACGCGGACGTTCGTGTTGGCCGACAGGGCGGTGAGGATGCCCCGCGGCTCGCCCGAACCCGAACCGATGGTGAACTTGTTGATGAGGAGCTCGTCGTAGCCCTCAGCGAGGAGCGTGGACATCTCCGCGGCGAACTGCGGGTAGTCCTGGCCGACCTCGATGGAGAACGGGATCGTGCCGCGGGCCATGTGCGTCAGAACCGAGGGCTGCGCCAGGGTCGGCGAGTTGTCGGTGCTGGTCGCGGCTTCCGTCTGGAACGCCCACGTCACACCGGCGGACGAGACGCCCTTCCACTGGTTGGTGTTGACGTCGACCTGGCGGGCGATCTGGAGGAACGGGTTGCCCGACTCCTGCGCGGTGAGGATGATCGACGGGTCGATCAGCACCGGGATACCGAACCCACCAGCGGTGGTGGTGTTCTCCGACATGGCCCGGTACTCCATGAAGGCCCGGACCGCGTCCCGCTCCTCAGTGGACAGGAACGCCGCCGCGTCAGGCTGGGTCATCAGCTTCATGTACGCGTTGCGGTAGTCCTCGGTCTCCGTGACCAGGAGCCGGCGGGCGATGTCGGTGTTGCGTCGAATCGACCGCTCCACCTGGGTCTTCGCCTCGTCCGACAGCTGCACGGACGACTCACGCGTGTCCAGGCGGCGCAGGGCGCGGTCTGAGGCCTCGCGGGCGGTCATGCGCCGCACGTCCGCGTACGGGTCGTCCGGCTCACCGCCCAGGCGCGACAGCTCGATCGCCTTCGGCTTGCGGCGGAGGACCTCGGAGATGGCGCGGTGCTCCTCGTACATCTGCTCGGCACGCTCGTGCACGTCGATGAGGATCTTCAGCGCGCTCTTCTCGGTGTCGTCCAGGTTCCGCAGTTCGCCGGTCTCCGTCTGGTGGATCTCGGAGATCTGCGCCTTGGTGACGTCGATGACGTTCCGGATCTCGTCCGGGGTGCGACCCTCAAGGTCTTCGAGGGTGAAAGACCGCTTCTCGCGGCCCTCTTCGGGATTCATCTGATTGCTCCTAGTGCTTTGAGCACGCTGTGTCGCATGCTCGGATCGTCGAAGGTGGAAGAAGTCGACCCGGAGCCCTGAAGGGGCGGATCGGATTCACCGCCACCGACGCTCCGCGCGTCCGGTCGCCCGGTGAGGTCTGAGGGGATGCGTCCCGCCGCACGAAGGGCAGCATCGAACGCATCGGAGTCGCGGCTTCGCAACTGGGTGTAGTAGAGGTCTGTTCCGGACCGAACGCTCGCGCTTGCGTTGGCGTTGGCCGGGAACGTCACCGGACCGAACTCGCCGACCCATGTGCGCGTGATGGTGCGCTCCGGGATGCCCTTCGGGTTCGATCGCGACGGCTTGGGTTCGTCGTCCCACTCGTCAGCGAGAACCTTCATGCGGAATGAGGCCCCGTAGACGCCCTTGCGCAGACCGGGCAGCAGGTCGCGGTTGTAGGAGGTGTCGAACAGTGGCACCTCGTAGTAGGCGCCACTGGACTTCTCCTCCAGGACCTCGATCGGCCCCAGGACCTTGTTCCCGATCTGCGGGTCGCCGCCGTGATCGAAGAGCACACGCATGCCGCTGATGTCGTCGCGGATCGTTTCCGCGAACGCGCCGGGCGCGACTCGCTCCAGGAACTTGCCTTCCCAGATGGAGTCGACCTCGTACCAGTCGTTGAAGGTGGAGAACACGCCAGAAAGGAGCCCCAGCGAGTCATCCGTCTCGGTGGCGGCGCGAAGCTCGGGTGCCGACGCGAGATGCCGCACCACGTCGATTGCAGGTGTCTGCACTGTCGTCACTCCTTCACGGCCGGCTGACTGCCCTGATCCGAGCCGGGGGGTTGCAGCTGCACCGACACCAAGCCGGTGTGCTTCAAGAGGTTCATGTTCTGGCCCGTCACAGCGGCGATCGCCGACTCGGAGGTGAAGCCCTCGCGGACCAGGTTCGTGATCGTGGAGGCGTTGACCTTCGTGATCTCCGCCGCGTCCTTGGCGTCTTCCCTCAGAAGCGGGATGTCGCTGGTGTCGAACCAGAGTTCCGCGTCGTTCGGGACCTTGAGCAGGGTCGACAGTGCCGCCGACAGGTCCTGAAGGGACGGATGTACCCATGTGTCGGAGAACATCCGGCGCGCCATGCCGAAGTTGCCGGAGTTCAACGAGGAACCCGACAGGCCCTCGGAGATTCCCAGCAGTGCCGCGGGGACGCGGGACAGGACGCTGATGCGTGTCTCGCCCGCGCCCTGCGTCGCCTTGAAGTCGATCTGCTTCAGATCCGACCCAACCACGGTCGCATCGGCACCAGCGGTGAGATACAGCGTCTTGTAGGCGTTCGCGATGCCCGCGTGACGCCCTTCCATCGCATCCACGATCTCGTCGAACTGTGCCTTCGTGGCCGCGGGGATGCCGGAGACCACCATGTTCGGAGTCGCGCCGTTGTCGAAGAACTTCAGCTTGTGCTCGGTTGCCGCACGGTCAGCCTGGATCTCCCGCGCCGCGGGGGTGATCCACGACATTCCCGCGCCCGCGGACTCGGGGTCCGGGATCGGGGACCAATGCGCCACCTCAGACGGAAGGAGGGTCCGCATCTGGTTGCGATTCGCGGTGAAACCACCGTTGCAGTAGACGTAGCCGAGAAGCTCCCCGTCCAACGCGTGAGCGGCATCGTCGGGCTCGGACTCCGAGCCGTACACGACGCCCACCCAGTCAGGACGGAGCACCTTCAACCGGTCGGGCCGGCGCACGATGTAGGCGTTACCGGCCAGGCCCGCGGACCACTCGATGCGTGCCAGCAGTTCACCAGTCGTGGCACCGGGCCACGGCTTCTCCAGCAACCCCAGAGCGGTCGTACCGAACACCCTGCGCGGAGTCGACGTCCACGCTTTGTTGCGGAACACGAACCTGGCCTGAGACAGCACCAGCGCCCGGACCATCTGCGCCGCAAATGCAGGAGGTGACCTCCGAATAGCGTTCGCATAGGCGGGAAGAGTCGAGGCGATGTCCTGGATCTTCTGCCGCGCATAAGTCTCGTTCAGACCGAGTTCACTGAAGCCGTACTGCTGGCTCGGAATCAGGTAGTCGCTGATCCACTGGTCGACACTGAACCGCTGCTCCTGTGGTCGCTGCGCCGCAGCGATACGGTCAAGCAGCCCCATCGCGTCGCCTGCCCGCCCTGGCGTCCGTGAAGCCGAGCTTCACCGCCACACCGACCCACACCAGACCGCGACCCAGCGCGGAGAACACGACGCCCAGCAGCGTGACCACCCATCCCGCCAGCCATCCGACCCCGTACAACACACCCGCCAGCACCGCCAGCAAGGTCGTGCCGATCTGAACTTCCCGCGCCTCAGCCGAGACTCGTGCCGCACGATCGAGGGCGAGCGTCATCGGACAACTCCTAACGCCAGGATGCGAAGAACTGCTGTTCTGGCTTCTCGATCAGGACCTTGCGGTGACCCCACATCGCCAAAGTGGCGGCGACCAGGGGGGAAATGTCCACTGCGGACGTGCGCTTGGACCACGCCCACTTGTCGGCGAGATCCCGCTTGTCCGCGCCAGCCACGGCATTGGTCAACGGCACCTGT